ACAAGTGGAGTTGCATCTAGTGCATATCTAAGTTCTGAAACTGCAAGCATTTCTCAGAGTGAGGGTACATTTGATCAGATTTCAATGACACCAAAAACTTTAGCCAGTTTTTCAAAATTCTCTAGGAATATGCTTATCCAAGCAACTCCAGGAATTGAAAATATCGTTAGAAATCAACTACAAAGAGGAATTAATGTAGGTATTGATGCAGGTATTATTTCAGGTTCTGGTTCTTCAGGACAGCCAACAGGTATTTTAAATCAATCTGGTATTAATTCAGTTGCTATCGGTACTAATGGTGGTGCTATCACATTAGACAAGATTGTAGATTTAGAGACTGCAATGATGGAGGATAACGCTGCTGTTAATCCAGATACAGTCGCATATCTCACAAACGCAAAAGTAATGGGAGCTATTAAGAAGCTCAAGACTTCAGGCGGTGAGTACATTGTTAACAATAACCTTATGGCTATTGGTAGAGGTGAAACACCATTAGCAGTTAATGGATATCCTCTAGCGATGACAAACAACGTACCTTCTAATCTAACTAAAGGTAGTTCTTCAGGTGTATGTTCAGCATTAATACTTGCAGACTTTACACAGATTGTTCTAGGAATCTTTGGCGGTGGTGTAGAAATCAGCGTTGGAGAATCAGGTGATGACTTCCAGAAAAACTTAACAAGCGTTAAAGCGGTTGTTGCGTTTGACGTAGCACTACAACATGCAGAATCAGTTGCTGCAATAGTTGACATTACAACTTAATAAACAACTTATATAGGGGTCTAAATGACCCCTTTTTTTATCTATGAAAATTAAAGTATTAAAAGCAACTGCTGCATCTGGGGTACATCTTGAAAAAGGTAAAGTTTATGATGTTTCTGATTTTGATGGGCAATTTTTAATTGATAGAGGAAAAGCGGAAATATCAAAGCAGAAACCAAAAAAAACAACAAAAACTGTTGAATAATGGCATTTACTGAACCTGCAGCAAGTATTAATGCAATGCTTAATGATTTTGGTGTTTCTTGTACTTCAGGAGGAACTACAGGAAAAGGTGTTTTAAATCAGCCAGATCAAGTTTTAGCAGGTGATTTTATAATGTCTACTGATTATGTATTAAGAGCAAAAACATCTGATTTTGGAAGTTTAATAGCAGGTGCATCTATAACAGTTGATTCTGTTGGGTACACAGTAAGAGAGGTAAGAAAATTAAATGATGGAACTTTCTGTGAACTCTCTATACAAAAAACATGACAACAAAAAGAGAAAACATACTTGCAAGAATTATTACACAACTTGCTAATACAACTGGAGTAGGTACAAGGATTTATAGAAGTAGAGTAGTACCTTTAACAAGAGGAGAAACACCTGCATTAGTAGTGGAGTTTCAAGGTGATTCAGTAGAACAGAATACAGCTTTACCTACTCTTGACCATTCTTTAACTGTGCGTGTAAGTGTAATAGTAAGAGGTGATATACCAGATCAAGTTGCAGATCCTACTGTGGAATCAATGCATGCAAAAATAATGTCAGATTTAACACTAAATGGTTTAGCTATTGATGTACAACCTGGAGATACTTCTATAGAGTTAATAGATGCGGATCAGCCTGGAGGTGTAATTAGTGCAGATTATATAGTTAGATATAGAACAGAAGTAGACGATTTAACGCAATAATTAGGCTTAAGTAGTAGAAAGGCATTAATATGAGTACATAGTATTTAATTTCTTTGATGTAATGGCAAAACTTTTTAGAAGAAGATCTATTCTTGCAAAAGCGGAATCTAGTTATGGAACTGATCCTACTCCTACAGGTTCAGCTAATTATGTACAAGTAAGAGATCTTACTATTGAACCTATTGTCGCTGATGAGGTAGAAAGAGATCTTATTAGGCCATACTTAGGAAACTATGAAGTATTACTTGCTAATCAAAGAGTAAATGTAAGTTTTGATGTCGAAATGTCAGGAAGTGGTTCTGCTGGTACTGCACCTAAGTATGGAGCAATTTTAAAAGCCTGTGGACTTACTGAAACAATTACTGGTGGTAATACAGTCACTTATGCACCAGATGGAACTCCTACTGATAGCGTTACTTTACATGTAAATATTGATGGAATTAGGCATGTGGTAAAAGGATGCAGGGGTACATTTTCTATGAATTGTTCTGTTAATGAAATACCTGTAATTTCTTTTTCTATGCAGGGATTATTTACAACACCTGCAGATCAGTCAGTACCTTCAGTAACTGTTAGCAATCAGGCATCACCATTAATTTTTAAAAATGGCAGTACATCTAGTTTTGCAATCTTTGGTTTTGCTGGTGCATTGCAATCCTGGAGTTTAGATTTTAATAATGAAACTGTATATAGAGAATTAGTTGGAGGTACAAAAGAGGTTTTAATTACTGATCGTAGGCCATCAGGAAACCTTGTAGTGGAATCAGTCGCACTATCTAGCCATAACTTCTTTACAGACGCTACAGGGTCTTCTACTGGCACTAATACATGGCTACATGGCACAACTGCAGGTAATAAAATTACTGTTTCTTGTCCACAAACAGATTTAGGTAGCCCATCATACGAAGAATCAGATGGCATTGTAATGCTCTCATTACCATTTAGGGCAGTACCTACAGCATCAGCAAATAATGAATTTAGTTTAGTTTATACCTAGAGTTGCATACATATCTAAAAGGGTCTACTCTTACTATGTAAACGTAGTATTATTATGCCTTTTGTTATCGACCAAAGTCCGTTTTATAAATGGAAAGTAGAAGTAAATGTAAATAAAGATGGTTCAGTACATACAGAAATATTTACTGCACATTTTAAAAATGTTTCTCAATCAAGGTTTAGAGAAATGATAAAAATGGTAGAAGATAAGCAAATAGATGAGGTAGATGTAACAAAAGAAGTTTTAATAGGTTGGGATGATATGGAAGCTAAGGACGGTTCAGAAGTACCTTTTAATAAAAGTACTTTACTTCAATTATTAGAGGTAAGAGGTTTTGCAACTGCTGTTGGTATGACTTTCATTCAATCAAATGAGGAGATTTACAAAAAAAACTAATAGAGGCTGCTGAATATTGGGCATCAGGTTCAGTAGTCATTGATGAGACTGATAAAGATAACGCTGTTTTAGGTATTGTTGTTGATAAACAAGAAAAACCGAAGGATGAATTTTTTGTTTATGAAAAGAATTGGGAAACTGTAGATATGTTTCTAAAAGTACAATCACAATGGCATATAGGTTTTAATGGAGTTGTAGGATTACACTATGCATGTGTATTAGAAGTGATTAGAATGTATAAAGTAGATGATCCTATTTCACTATTCGAGAATATTCAAATTATGGAAGCTGCAGCTTTACAAAAAATGAATAAGGAGAGTAAATAAATGGCGAAGTTTGATTTAGTTGTAGCTGCAAAGACTGTTGGTGCTGGATCTATAAAACGTCTTGGAAACTCTATGCAGGGTGTACAGGGCAAAGTAAAAAATTTAAGGCTTGCTATGACAGGTCTTAATAAAACATTTGGTGCTTTAGGAATATTAATTAGTGGTGGTGCTTTTGTTGGTCTTGTAAAAGGTGCAATAGATTCTGCTGATAGTTTTGGAAAATTATCTGATCAAACTGGAATTGCTGCTAATACATTACAGGCATACGTAAACGCAGGTAAATTAGCTGGTGTAGGTCAGGAGACTATAGATAAAGGACTTAGAAGATTAGCTCAATCAATGCGCGAAGCAGACCAGGGTGTAGCTACTTATTCAGATAGTTTTGATTCGTTAGGAATATCTGTTAGAGGTACAGATGGAGAATTAAAAACATCAGAACAGGTATTAGGAGAAATATCTGATAAATTTGCAGATTTGCCAGATGGTGCAACAAAGGCTGCTATTTCAATGGAAATATTTGGTAGATCAGGTGCAAGTTTAATTAATTTACTAAATGGTGGTAGTGCTGCATTAACTGAATTTAATTTTGCTGTATCAGATGAATTTGCACAAAATGCAGAATTTTTTAACGATCAGATAGCAGTTTTAGCTATTAAGTTTGATGGCTTTAGGAAACAACTTACTGACGCATTACTACCAACATTAAATAATTTAATAGGTGTTTTCAGTGATTTATTTAGTAGTGATAAAGATTTTACAAGATTATTTAAAATAATTGAGGGTGGATTAAAAATTATAAGTGCTGCTGTATTTACAACTATTGCTGGATTTAGATTTCTAAGTAGAACTGTCGTAGATATTTTTAAAATAATAAATGAAGCTAGAAAATTAAATTTTTCTGGTGCAAAAGAAATTGGTTCAAAAGGTTTATCAGATACACGAAATCAATTTCAAAATGATTTAAATACTTTTAATGAAATATTTACTGGTACAGAAAATGCACCTGCTGAATATTTTAAAGACGGTGCAAAAAATGCAAATGATTTTGCTAAATCTGTAACTAATGCAGTCGGTACACAAATGCAAAATAAATTAAGAGCATTTAATGAAAGTTTAAAAACAGTACAGGAATCAATGGCTGATGTTGTTGTCAAAGGAATAAAAGGTATGGAAGATGCGTTAGTTAATTTTGTTATGACAGGTAAATTAAATTTCAAAAATTTGGCAAATAGCATAATTAAAGATATGGCACGTATTGCAATACAGGAAT